GGATCGCCAACACATTTACCCACGACTCACTTTTTTAAGATGTTATCGCAAGGCAAATTATCGTCTTGCGAGAGCATAGTTCGTTTACGCAGGAAGATCCAAGAAGAGTATGAATTTTTACGTGGTGCGAAATACAACCAACGCCAAGACAGACAATCATCGGTTAAAAAGGATTTGGGATATGGACAATAATCAAGAATCTAATCAGAACGTAGTCAATTATTTGTTCCATATTATTCCAATAGCCACAAAAGATTTTACAAGAAAACCAACAGAAGCAGAATGGCATTATATTTATCACTCAGCTCAAAACATATATGCCCAATGTATCGGTAAAGAAATCAAAAAATGGGAAGAATGGAAAACAAAAGAAGAAGTAAGCAATGACAAACAATAAACAACAAACGGCAGTGGAGTGGTACGATAATGAAATTGGAAAATTATTTGACCAATTTCTTATGGGAAAAATAAAAATTTATGATTTCCAAAATCAACGATTGAAATTAGAAAAACAAGCCAAAGAAATGGAAAAGCAACAAATCATTGAAGCGATTATCACGGGGTTTGCAAATTGGGATAGCAAATTTGGAAGTGAACACTACTACAACGAAACCTACGGAGGAGGTGAGCAATGAATGACAAAATAAAGCACCTACTGGCTACAGCTGAGAAATTTGACGGCTTAGCCGATATAAAACGGCGCATTGAAAACCGAGAGCAACTAAGAAAAGAGCGTAAAGAAAAATTAAAAGAACTAATGGAAAAAGACAAACAACAAACGGCAGTGGAGTTTTATCTCGATAAGGTATTTGACATAATTGGCGATGCTATTTTAGATAAATTATCCATTGAACAAATCAATAAAATTCACGATTTAAGTATACAAGCCAAAGAAATGGCGAAGGAGCAAATAGCCAAAGCATTTGATGATGGTGATTACAATTACCACTATTCACGCAAAACGGGAAACGATTTTGAAGATGGCAAAGAATACTTTAACGAAGTTTACGGATGATTAAAATAGTGGTACACGATAAGCAATGGTTCATTGACCGCATTGGAAAAAGAATTTACAGAGAAAAAAATGTCTGTAATTGCCAAGTGTGTACCACAGTTCACAAAGAAGGATTAATCATCACCGATGAGCAACACGCCAATTATTTATACGATTGTCAGGAATTAGATTTAATTTACTATGAAAACACCAATAGAAAGATTCGTTGAGTGGTTAGAAGAAAACCACCCCACCGCAGTACCAGGACCCGAAGTGATTGATCATTTGCGTAGGTTAGAACAAATGGAACAACAAGTAGCGTACAATGCAGGGTTTACAAAAGCCAAATCATTGTATCTTGATGCAGAATGAAAAATCATACAAAAATATATATGCAGGGCATGGGATATGATATACACGATTTTATCCCATGTGAGGTGTGTGATAGTAAGGCAACAGATATCCATCACATTGATGCTCGGGGTATGGGTGGATCAAAAGAAAAAGATGTGATTGAAAACCTTATGGCGTTGTGCCGTAAATGTCACATTGAATTTGGAGATATCACTGATTTGAAACCATATTTGATAGAAATCCATGAACTACGAAGAAAAAGATAAACGATATAGTATTCGCAAAGCGTATGTAAACAACGAAATTGAATTTCGGTTGTATTATGATCAAGAAGTTATCATGATATTCGATACATACGAAGAAGCCGAAGATTATGTGATCGAAAACAATTTATGAACCACCGAGAAAGTCAACTTCAACGTAGTTGCGTTCAATGGTTTAGGTTGGCGTATCCCAAGTATGCCCAATTGTTATTTGCCGTCCCCAACGGAGGTGCTAGATCCGCAACCACTGCACGAATTTTAATGGGTGAGGGAGTATTAGCAGGGGTAAGTGATCTGTTATTGTTAGTACCCAATGATGAGTACCATGGGTTAGCAATTGAAATGAAGATCAAACCCAACAAAGTGACACCCAAACAAGAAGAGTGGATGCGTATTTTGAGCAGACAAAACTATGATACGCTTGTATGTTATGACTTTGATAGTTTTAGAGAACATATTGACAAGTATATGTTTTGGGCAATCCATGATTAGAATACGATAATTTATCGTACATTTACAAAATTAAAAAAGTGGTTACCCTTGAAGATATTGCCAAACGACACAAAGAATGGTACAAAATTGCCAAGTATCTCGGGGCTAACAACGATCAAGCCGATGATATGGTTCAAGCAATGTACCTGAAGTTAGCAGAATTACAACTAGTAGAGGGGAATTTCCAACGTATAACGAATTATCACGGGCAGGTCAACACGATATATTTATTCAAGATGCTACATAATGCGTTTATAGACATCAAAAGAGCCACGAAGCACCCAATACCATACCAAGACCATTTCGTTCCAATAGAAAGCCCAGAAATGGCTGAAATGGCACATTTAGAATTAATGTTAGAAGTCAAGAAAGCAATTGATGAACTCCGTGACTATGACCAAATGTTATTGGAACTCCATTTTGTGTATGGTCATTCCATGCGAGACATCGAAAAACGGACGGGGATTCCAACACGGAGTGTGTTTAACTCCATCAAGAACGCAAAATTACATATCAAACAAAGAACGCAAAATCAATACAAATCATATGCAGAACAAAAAAGAAACACGGAGACGATTTACAGAAACCCGACCAAGTTTGGGAGTGGGGGACACGATTAAGAAAGTAACGAAGGCAACGGGTATTGAAAAGTTAGCCAAGTTTATTGCAGGAGAAGATTGTGGATGTGACGCCCGTAAGGAAAAGTTGAACTCATTGTTTAGGTATAAACAACCACTATGTATGACAGAAGACGAATACACGTGGTGGACTTCGTTCAAAGATTCAAATGATCAAAAATTGAGTTCCACTGAAGCAGACAGAGTCGCCGCCATTTGGTCCCGAATCTTCCAATCCAAACGATTGTATCGCCCATGCAGTTGTAACCCACGTGAGTGGCAAAAGATGATCAACGAAATCACAATTGTATACAACACCTATGAATAACGTTATACAAGTTTTGTTGGATTCCATCAAACCAAACCCCAATAATCCGAGGTTTATTCGGGATGCCAAATTCAAGAAGTTAGTTCAATCGATTAAGGACTTCCCAGAAATGTTGAAGATCCGTCCCATTGTAGTAAACCAAGATATGGTTGTACTAGGGGGTAACATGAGATTGAAGGCATTGAAGGAATGTGGCTATGAAACCATTGATGTTATCCAAGTTGAGAACCTCACGGAAGAGCAAGAGAAGGAGTTTATCGTTAAAGACAATGTAGGATTCGGTGAATGGGATTTTGATATCCTAGCAAATGAGTGGAATGTAGTCAAACTAGACGAATGGGGATTGAATGTTGCAGTTGACCTCAAAGACATCGAAGCCCTAGAGATCGGCAACAACTTTGAAGAACGATTTGAGAATATAAAAAACCAAGATAGTATCTACCCAATAGTACCTGAGTATGACGAAGATCAAGAAGCGTTTATTATTGTGGTAGACAATGAAGTTGACGCTAATTGGCTCAGAGAAACCCTAGGTATGCAGAGGATGGCTAGTTACAAGAACAGCGAAGTAGGCAAGTCCAACGTGATCAGTTTTAAGGATTTTAAGGATGCAATTGAAAATAGTCATACCGAGTCATAAACGTCACGATAATGTAATCACTACCAAACTAGTCAAGAATGCGATTATTTGCGTAGCAGAGAGCCAGGTTGATCTGTACAAAGAACACAACCCCGATTATGAAATTGTAGCCCATCCTGATAGTGTGATAGGGTTGATCCCCAAACGTAATTGGATGAAGAACCATTTTGGCGATATGTTTATGATTGATGACGATGTGTTTATGTTCCACAAATTGTACATGAACATGGGAGAACCATCAGTAGTGAAAAGTTCAGCATTCATTGAAAACCAAATCTACGCTTTGTATGAAACTGCCAAGTTGATGGAAGTGCCATTGTTTGGGTTTACAAAAAATCCACGTCCTGAGCAGTACAACGTATTCAAGCCATACCGATTAGATCAAACAATAACGGGGTGTGCGTACGGAGTAATGGGTAATTCAGACATCAAGTGGGACGAAGATTTTAAATTGAAAGAAGATTTTTATATCAGTTGTTTAGCCAAGTATAAATATCGTAAAATATTAGTAGATACTCGTTTCAACTTTGGTCAGAAGGATACGTTTGTTAGTTCGGGTGGACTTGCGGAGATCCGTAACCACGACCAAGAACGTAGAGATATGCTACGTATGCGTAAAAACTTTGGAGAATGTGTAACCCTCAAACAAGATAGATCATTTGCTAAAAGTAAAGTGAAAAATAATATAACAGTAAAATTCGGTTTTTGAGTTTTTTTATCTCGTTTTTATTATTTAATTTTACAATATCAAATTAAAACTATATGTCATACACACCAAGAACTATCAACAACTACGACTTCTATGAAGTCAGTTCCTCACTCCAAAAAGCGATTCGTCGCAACGACATCAAAACTGCGGGATTCTTTGCTCTCGAACTTTGGCATAGCGGATATGCCAACTATGTTTGGAAGCGATTGTACACCATTTCTGCCGAAGATTGTTGGGGCGTAATCACCAAAGAGATCGAAGCATTGTGGCAGGGATACCAACTTGTCAATGACGGGGCAAAATCACCAAAGGGGCGTATCTTTATTAGCAAAGCCGTCATTTTACTTTGTGAATGTACCAAATCACGTGAGGCTGATCATTTACAAAATTTAATTTATGATACGATGAATATCGATATTGATGAAATTGAAGCGTATCTTGACGATGTTCGCAAAAACCCACTACCAATACCACAATATGCTTTTGATTGTCATACGTGGAAGGGCAAAAAAATGGGCAAAACCAAAAAAGAATTTTTTAAAGAAGAATACGAAGCGTTGCAACCAAAACAAATAGGCATTTTCGATAACTTAATATGAGAGTAGTAGTAACGGGATCCAATGGATTCATAGGCAAAAACCTAGTAGAAAAACTCATCACTAACCCCGAGATCATCGGGGTTCAGTGCATTGATATCAAAACACAATGGGATATTCGATTTATCGATAGATTGATAGCGATCCCCGATGTGATTGTCCATCTCGCCGCAGAAGTCAGTGTTTTTAACGAGGACCACGCAAAAATTGTAAAGACCAACATAGAAGGGTTTATGATAGTAGCAGATTATTGCCGTAAGCACAAGATCCGATTGATCTATGCAAGTAGCAGTAGTGCCAACAATATCACAAGCATGTACGGCATGTCCAAAAAATTTAACGAGGAGTATGCTACCATCTACGCTCCATATAGTTTAGGACTTAGATTCCACAATGTATACGGCAAACACCAAAGGAAAGACACACTGATTGGGAAGATCCTGAACGAAAAGAAAATCACTCTGCACAACAACGGAGACAATGTGAGGTTTTTTACCCACGTCAATGACGTAGTCGATTGCATAGAACACCATATTTTTACAAGTGTAGTGGGAGTAATGAACATATGTTCCAAAGAATGTTATACCACCCACGATATAGTAAACTTTTTGCGTAAATACTACAATTTCAGTGTGCAGTATGTCGCAGAAATGAGACGACACGATAGAGTGTACCAAAAGATTGAAGATCTCCTAGAATGGGAATGTAAACACACCGATATTGATTTTAACCTCAAACAATTAGTAGAAGATCATGGCAAATGAACGACTGAACACGACACTCTTAAAAAAGAACATGATTGTTGCCCTTGAAAAGAACATGGGCATAGTAAGTATCGCAGCGAGACAAGTAGGAGTACACAGAGCCACTCACTATGATTGGATGAAAGACGATGAGCATTATCGTACCGCAGTTCAACACCTCGAGGGTAACCAACTAGACCTTGCAGAATCTGTACTATTGAATCAGATTAGAGATGGCAACACCACGGCAGTGATCTTTTTTTTGAAGACCAAAGGCAGAGTACGTGGGTATGTAGAGAGAACAGAAATCACGGGAGTTGGAGAAGATAATCGCATACGCATTGAGATAGTAGATGCAAACCCTAAGAACTAATGTAGTATTTAAACACTTGCGGGATAGTAAATCCCGTATTGTCGTAGAACAAGGGGGTACACGTAGTGGTAAGACCTACAATATCCTCATGTGGCTGATATTTGATTATTGTACTCACAATAAGAAGAAGATAGTATCAATCGTACGTAAGACGTTTCCTGCTTTACGTGGAACTGTGATGCGTGACTTTTTGGAGATCATCCAAAACGTGGGATTGTACAATGAAGATCACCACAACAAAAGCACGAATGAATACTATTTGATGGGAAACACAATTGAGTTCTTATCAGTAGACGAACCACAAAAAGTACGTGGTCGTAAACGTGATCTGTTATTTGTTAATGAAGCCAATGAATTAAAGTTGGAGGATTTTCGGCAGTTGATGATGCGTACCACGAACAAGATCATTATTGACTACAATCCGTCAGAGGAATTTCACTGGATCTACGACCATGTCCTGATCCGAGATGACGTTGAGTTCCATCAAACCACCTACCTAGACAACCCGTTCCTCGAACAATCGTTGATCGATGAGATTGAGAAACTTAAGAACATAGACGAAAACTATTGGAATGTATACGGACTAGGTATGCGAGGGCAATCACGATCACTCGTATTTAGTTTCGTAGAAGTTGAACAAATCCCCGAGGTAGCCAAGTTTAAAGCGTTTGGACTTGACTTTGGGTATACGAATGATCCAACTGCATTAGTAGCCATGTACATTCATGATACCTACATTTACTTTGATGAGTTGATCTACCAGACGGGTATGACCAATAGTGACATTGGAAACATGTTGAAAACATTAGATATAGATCGTAGTGATATCATTTGGGGAGATTGTGCTGAACCCAAAACCATTGCAGAGTTACACCGATTTGGATTTAATGTTAAGGGTACGGCTAAGGGATCAGATTCAATTAATGTGGGGATAGATATGATGAGGAGATACACCATTTGCCTCACCAAACGTAGCGTAAATCTCATTAAAGAGATGAGAAACTATAAATACATAGAAGATCGTGAGGGGAGGTTAACAAACAAACCTATCGATGCTTTTAACCACGCTATTGACGCATGTAGATACTCAGTATACAACACACTCGCCAAACCGAACATAGGCAAGTATAGTATCCGTTGATCCAATCGTCTTTTTTTAGTCACCTTTTTATTTTATTTTTACAAATCTAAATATCTAGCAAATTATGCCTATCTTTACATAGTCAAATAAAAACAACTATGAAACAAAACCTAATCCTCATTAACCGCCTCAATCGTATATTCGATATGAGCATGTTTTACTCCATCAGCGTTGGCGAACATCGTGTACACCTCCAAGGCGAATTAACACAAGCCAACATCGTCAAAATCAAAGCAGTTGATCAACGCAATCGTTTCAAATATGACGTAACTGCTATTGGCTCTATTGAATTTCGTTACAAAAACTATTTAATCGTACTTTTATGAGCAAGGCATTTCAAGTAGGCGAAGTAAAATTAACGTATGGGCGTACTGAAGAATATCGTGGGCAACTGCGATCCGCTAATTGTACCATCAAGTTCCTACGTAAATTGATTGATGAATCTGTCATCGAGCATCACGAAGAATTTTGGGTGTTATTTTTAA